TTTCTTTGTGCTTTGTTCCCTTGTCATCTACAGCAAATACTTGTGTTTTGTAGTTGCAGAAAAGCACTATGTCGGCCCACTCTTTTACAAGTGCAGCAGTCTTTCCTGTGGTCTTATTGCCAAGCTTAAGCTCATATCTGTCATACGCTCCCATTTCATCAGGCTGTTCGAACTTTCTTATGATTGCGTGTGCCGTAAGGATCACATTCACACCCTTTTCGACGATGTCTGATAGCTTGTTTAAGAACCTGCCTATTTCTTGCTCTAGCTTTATAAATCCCTCACCGTAGCCAAATCCAGTGATGTCCTTCTTGTCGTGTGCCATACAGATGTCTTCGATTACCATCTTTTCAACCCAGTCCACTGTATCAATCACTAGCGTCTTGCACGCTGTAGGATTGGCTGCGATGAATGATAGCTGATTCTTTAGCATTGTGTAGCTTGTTGGCTTATCCAACCTTGCAACGTCCATGTTGCTTGTCGAGCCCTCTATGTCGATAAATACCGGGTCAGGGAATCGTGAGGCAAGAGTGGACTTGCCTATGCCCTCGACTCCGTATATGACGACTTTTTGAGCTTTTGCAATTTTACCTTTAGTGATATTCATATAGCCTCCTAAAATTTCCATTCAGCTGTCGATGGTTCCTCGATAGCTGGTATATTCATTTCCTCTACTTCAGCGCCCTTTACATATCCATCTTCAATGATGATGCTGCATTCTTCACCAGTGC